ATGCGCTCCAAGGGGTTCACCAGCGGACAGGGGTTTGCTGCCCGTTCTCGGCCATTGCAGAACTTGAAGCAACTGGACAACTGGAAGCAGCTGGTGGCGAGAATGCAATTCACGAAATCCTAAGCACGATGAAAGTAGCTTCTGGTAAGGTTTGCCAAGATATGGCAGATGATTATCGAAAACATCTTCACCGCACGAAAGGTTATCGTGATGTTATAAGCCTGATTGAGAAGGAAGAAGTAAGTCTCCGCGCAGGCAGAGCCGATTTACGGGAATTATCGGAAACGATAATGAAGTGTGCCGAGGATCGGACAGTAAAAGTAAAACCAGTCAAAGATTTAATCATCGAAATCATTGATGAGATGGAAGGGAAAGCTGTAAAGGAATTCTTTCCTACTGGATTGCTCAAAGTAGATCGTGCGCTCAAGGGTGGAATGCACAAAGGAGAGATGATGACAGTAGCATCAGAGACTGGTGGAGGAAAATCCATCTATCTCGTCCAAGCAGCACTCGCAAATCTTATGGAAAACAAGTCAGTTCTGTTTTTCAGCCTCGAAATGAAGGCAAAAGACATCCTAACTCGCATGGCTTGCAACATCGCAGGCTATGCCGTGCGCGAACCAGAGGATTACAAGAACGCAAATCAGAACGAACTCGCCAAAATCAGTGCCGCATTGTTGCAATTACACAAATTACCCATTGAAATCGTGGATGGAGTGTCAGAAATTGACGAGATTGAGGCCAATATTAACCGATACGTTGGTGAAAAACGGGCAGATGTAATTGTTGTAGATTATTTACAGATTATAGCCTGCGAAGGATCAGATAGCAGAGAAGGACAGATCAGTGAAATAGCGAGAAGGTTAAAAGTGACCGCATTAAAAAACAATTCTATCATGCTGACAGCTTCGCAGTTAAACGACGAGGGAAGATTACGCGAATCACGGGCAATTGGAATGCACTCTGACCAAGTAGTGTATATCGAACACAAGGGAGACAAAAGTAAACTGACAATCAAGAAGAACCGCCGTGGTGCAAGGAACTATTCCACAGATATTATCATGCGTGGAGACATTTCAAGACTTGAGGAGGTTTACTAATGACAACTGACCAAGCATACGCGAAAGGGTTAAAATATCTGGAGGCGGCTAACGCAATCTGGGAGGCTCAAGACAAAGAAAGATATTGCATAGCAGAAAACTACCATAACGAAGGAGTAAAAATCATGAACCAGTATTTCTGTGAAACAAAAGTATTGACACAGATACAAGATGTGGATAGGATGCTCCCATGAATGACACGCCAGAAACGGATAAAGCAACCATTGCATCAGGAGGAGATTGGTGTCCAGTGCTGCGTGAAACTTGCCGTAGATTGGAGCGCGAGCGTGACAACGAAATGAAGTGGCATCATCAAACTCATAAAGAATTAGTTGAGATTCAATGCAAACTAATGGACATAACGCAAGAGCGCGACGAGGCGATGGCAAAATACGACACGTTTGTAATGGAAAATATGCTGGAAGTTAATAAACTGTGCAAAGAACGTGATGAGGCAATTGAAAAACATCGTTTTGCAGTAATCCATTGGCAGATAGGTGTATTTAAAATGCAGCGCGAGCGCGACGAGGCGTTGGAAGAACATCGCAAACTAAAAATAATTTTAGACGTAATCAAAAACGAAACACTATGATAAACTCAAGAGCTAAAGGAGCAAGGGGTGAGCGTCAATGGCGTGATGAACTCCGCGCTCAGGGTTACACTGCTAAACGAGGACAGCAATTCGCAGGTGGACAAGACTCGCCAGACGTAGTTTGTGAGGAACTGAAGGGTAAACTCCACTTTGAAGTAAAGTGTGTTCAGAACTTAAATTTAGATAAGGCTTGCGAGCAGGCCGAGCGGGATGCTAATGGAATTTCATGGGCGGTGGCTTCAAAGAAGAATAATAAACCTTGGAAAGTCACGATGTCATCAGATACATAATTTAAACTTATAAGAGATGGAATGGAATCATTATGAAAAAACCAACAACAAAAGCAGGTAAGGCCGCGAAAGTGGCTAAAGTCATGGGCGAATACAAGCGTGGAACTCTCCATGCTGGAGTTAATCCAAAAGGCCCAAAGAAAGCACCACTCGCTAAGAGCCGGAAACAAGCGGTTGCGATTGCTCTAAGCCAAGCAGGAATGAAAAAGAAAAAATGAAAACTGGGCTTTACAAAAATATTCACGAAAAAAGGAAACGCATCGCCGCAGGTAGTGGTGAAAAGATGAGGAAGGTTGGAAGCAAAGGCGCACCAACTGCAAAGGCATTTAAACAATCAGCAAAAACAGCAAAGAAAAAATGAAAAAAGAAACTAATAAAAAATGTTGTGGCAAACAAAAGGGTTGCAATAAGAAGATGCACGAAAAGATGGAATCCAAAGCCATGAAGAATATGGAACGTAAGCGTGGTAAGAAATCTTAGTTATAACAAATTTAGCGCGGTTTATAATAAACTTATAACATATGGAAAAGAGATTCACGAAAGTAGTCAAGAACGCCAAGACTGGCAGGACTAAGACTGTGAAGTATGGTCAGAAAGGTGCTACGATTAGTCCGGGTTCGGCCAAAGGAAATTCGTATTGCGCCCGTTCAGCTAAAATTAAGGGTGACTGGAAGAGTGATCCAAATAGTCCAAATAACTTAAGTCGCCGTAAGTGGAAGTGCAAGGGTAGCAAGTCAATGAAATGAAAATAAACGGCAAAGACACAGAAGGTAATGTTGACCAAAACGATGCCAGAGTAGGGTGGAAGTATCCACTTAACTCAAAGCAAATAAGTAAAGCTTGTGAAGACTTCTTCAAAAAACGTGGAATGAAACAATACACGCTTACTGGTAAACTAAAAACTAAATGATCTGTCCTAAATGTGAATCACCTACAGAGGTCATCAACAGCAGAAAGAAAGATGGCAATGTGGTAAGAAGAAGGCTTTGTGCCTGCGGAGAAAGGTTCTCAACCAAAGAAGTAATTGTAGATTCCAAGCAAGTTAATTTTAAAAAAATAGTTAAAGCGTTGTCCATGACTAAAGCAGTTACTGGAGAGTGGACAATCAAAGTAGATGAAGACACGCCTACTTGGGCAAAGAAGATGTTACTAAATTTATAACTATCGTAAACGATAATGAACTGGGACGAATACGCAATGAGTATAGCTGAAGTAGTAGCTAAAAAGAGTAAAGACCCGTGGCATAAGGTAGGCGCAGTAGTCCTCAGAGAAGACAACTCCATAGCCTCAGTAGGATATAATGGATTCCCTCAAGGCCAAGAAGAAGACTGGTCATCCAGAGAAGAGAGAAGTAAATACGTAATCCACGCAGAACAGAACGCCCTGAGATATACCAGTCCCGGCGAAGGAAAGACACTGGTATCCACCCTACTACCATGTAGAGACTGCCTAAAGACCATAGCCGCCTATAAGATAAAGAGAGTCCTCTACAAAGAAATCTACAAATCCGACCCCATAGCCTTAGAGATAGCAGAAAAAATGGGAGTCACACTAATCCAATTCCAAAAAGAAAAACTATCCTCCCACTGGGATCACTCAACCAAACCATCTAAGTTTGTAGTAAAACGGGGATCAGAAGAAATCCACCGAGGAACCTACCCAAACGGAGCAAAACTACTATGACAGATCAAATCATGGCTCTAACATTAGCATGGTCTATCATAGTAGCCTGCTTCATTATAGAGATAATAACCAAAGAATAATTTTGAGAGCAATAACGTGGTATTGTGGCGGCTCGTAGGGTCGATCTGGTCAAAGTGAACACCATTCCCGTAATCACATAAAACGGGAACTCTCATTAATAATAATATGAAACAAGAACAAGAAATACTACAACTAATCAAAAACAATATAGATAAATTCAAATCTGAAGATGAACACTTCGACAGGATGTTCAACCTCGGAGAGATAACCGATAACAGAGGAAACCGCCAAAGGGTATGGCTAACCTTCACATCAACCAATATGAAACTAAAAAATAGAGAACTCTAATTATCGGTAACGATAACCATAAGACTTTAGCACGAAGCATAAGACTTTAGCATAAGACTTATCATAGGAAGATAAAGATGCGTATAGTCAAAAAAACGAGTTTTTATGGGGAGAGGGGTTTT